GCCATTATCCTATCTCCTCTAAATTAAATTTGTATTGTTTGCCAGTTGTACGGTTCAATAAGAATAAGTTATTATCTCCTTCTTGAATCGTCCAACTACCGGTAGTACCATCGACCTCATTGCCGTCTCCTCTGGTGTTATTTAAATGCAAGTCACCAGTATAAACATTTCGCCATTGATTGCTGGCGCCGCCCAAATCGAAAAGATTATCTGCGGCAGGAGAAAGCGAGTATTCACCAGCACTCCCACCAGAAGCCCCGACAAGAACATCGGCCACAGACCCCACACCGCCATTAGTATCAAACACAAGCATTGCATTACCGCCCTCGCCATCTTCAATAGTAAGTGCCGCATTGTTTCCATTGTTTAATGACACTTTGGTTGCCTGAGACGTAAAGCTTAATCCTGTTCCCGTAACATTAACATAGGCTCCAGAAGCAATAGTTAAGTCTGTCCCGTCTCCAGAAATATGTTCACCACCCTTGTCATAAAAATACAACTTACGGTCAGCACCCAATCGCATTCCCTCGCTTTGAGAAGCATTCCCGTCAGTGGTATAGAATAACAAGTCAGCACCGTTTTCGCTTGCTGACCACGTAGCATCTGCAAGTGCCTCAATCCGTGCACCGGTGGTTATAGTATTACCATCATCTTCCGCACCAGCAAACTCAATAACGCCAAGCCTGTGACCCGATGCCATTACGTCACCATCGTCACTCTGTAGTCTTAGTACTCCACCTTGAGTTGCACTGCTTGTGGTTGGATTATCAATACAAATCGTTGTAGTTGATACTTGCATAGCAAATGTTGTACCGGCATCCCCATCCGTTACTGCTACCGGTGTGGCGCCATTCCCACCATTGTTTGGTAATGAAAGTAATTGCTCGTAACTGGAAGCAATCGTTTGTCCTGTTAAAGTCGCCATAATTTAATCTCCTAAAGTTTCCTTGTTAAAACTCGCAACTTACCGCCCGAAACCAATTGACATGGTTGCGATACAATCCTTTAAACAATATCTTCCCACTTTCTTTGTTCTCTTTCCCATACATCGTTAAGAGATATAGAGTTCCACATATCTCTTGCAAGGCGTGCCATTTGATGCACTGCCTGTGTGATACCTAATCTTGTACCTAAGCGAGGCATGATTTAAGGTCCTAAGTATAGAAATGCAGAACCAGAATCAAATGCTACCGTAGTCCATCTACCGTAGATTGTCATACCCTGTGGCATAGTAGTCTGATTGATAGCGTCACTGTTTGTGCCGGGACCACCCTGTGCATCTGTAGGCCAATCTGAATCAGCAGTTGTAGCATCACTGGAATCGAACACAGTATCTTCTGTAAACTGAATTGCTATCACCTTCATATTGCCCGGTGGCGTGTATGTGGAAGTATCTGATAAAAATGCAACTCCCGTCTGCCCTAAAGTAATATTTCCCTGCTCTACAACTGTATATTTATGAATATTTGCTGCCATTATTATCTCCTTGTGTTATGTATGCCTTACTGCCCGAGAATACTGACGTGGGCATATCATGCAAGCGGATAAGGTGCAATCTGCCTTAATCCGCCTATTTTGTCTCTGCCTGCATCTAGACGCAATGAACGTCTCCAACGCCGACGAAATTTGTCTCCCTGTATCATAGATGCCTCATCTGCTCTATCATCATATAGCTTCCACTTAATATAATCAACCAGAGCAGTATGTAATGTATCATCACAATCTGGAACATCCGATAAATTAACTACCTCATTAGGCTGTGAACTATATTCTATTAATATACCATCATCTTGAGTTTCATCTATTGCTTCATATAGATTATTAGCAGAAGTATTCTTACTTGTAACTAAAGCTAACCTGTCTCCTACAATATACCAAGATAAATAATCTTCTGGATAAGTATAAGCCATTATTTCTCATCCATATTAATTAATCTGTCATAATCCAGTAATCGTGGAATTTTTCTATATGTACCATCGCCGTTTTTATAATAAACAGCGTAAATCTTATCTACTTTAAAATCTGAATTTCTATCACCTATGTTATACCATCTCTGGTCTTCGACTGTACTAATCTTATCATATTGTCTAGATACTTTATATTTTCTTAACTCTAGCAACGCATCATTAACAAGAGCTTTCACATAGGTCTCACCAGCGTCAGGATGTACTTTACGAATACGAGATAATATTTGTTTAAATGTCATGCTGCACCCCCAACCATTGCCTGCACAGCTTTTCCATATTGACCGACAAGCCAATTGTACTGGTCCTTTCTAGCGTTACCGAGTTCAATGTCTTCGTCAACCATAATATCTGTTATAATTCTTTCCATTCCCTTAACTGCAGCATATAAGACAACAATGTATTCAAGTTCGTCTGGGAATGTAGCAATGGCACTGTCGCCGTAAGCTACTGCTGGATACTGAACTTCAGAATATTTACCTACCGCGGAAGAGGATGATGGTAATATATTAAGAAAATTACTCTCAATATAATACACTGGGTCCGTAGCTGTAGCATAATCTAATTCGTCACTATCAGAAGCACGACCCTTTAATCTTGCTGGAATTAATCTACAAGGCTGGTCAATCGTTCCATCATTACGCCTTACATTAAAAACCTTACCCGTATTCAATGTAGACGCGGAACTTTCACTTCCAACAGCCTGTGGAGTCAGTGTTACTTCAGATGCACACAACCTAAGAAGATTAGGTGGCATCATATTAATAAGTTCTTTTGCTCCATCTGTAAGAAATGAGGTTAATGCAGTTGTATCGCTTGAAGAGCCACCAACCGTACCAACCATATCTTCAACTTGTACTTGGAATGTTGCCATTAGTCTTCAATCACCACTACTTCTAAATTGCAACTCGCTGTATTTGCTTTAGCCCAATAATCAGCATCTGCTGCACGAAACATAGCAAACTCTCCAGCTTTCAATTTACAGAAGTAGTTAGTATCGTCTTCGTCTGCAATCTCAATATAATTACTTGCATCTAAATTCTTAAAAAACATATATCCATAGGTCCCAATATCAGATGCAACACTTATCTGTTCATTGCTAGTACCTATTACCTGTATAGTCTTATTATACGACTCGCCAGATACATCAACATAAGCAGAATCACGCTTACTATCTTTAACACCGCTCTTGCTATATTCTAACTGAGCTTCAATTCTTAATTCGTTGGCCATTAGTACCCCTTCTTTTTCTTCATTTTGGCACTATATTTCTTGGCGGCTTTAACAGTTTTATGTTTTCTTTTCTTGCCACCGTACTTAGTAGTTTTACCTTTTCTCGGCATTATATACCTCTCCCATATCTTTGCATATTCTCTTCCATGGACTCTGAACGAAATTCAATATCAGTACGCTTTCCCCTCTCGGTTCTCACAAAACCATATGGTGAAATTTTACTTTCTTTCTTCCTGCACTTAAGGCAATGTTCGCCCTTATAGTACCCGTGTGATGAACAAATACCAGCTATTTTCATCGACCGCCACCAAGCAGACCCATAAGAGCCTGTAGTGGATTACCACGACCACCTCCACCTTGCGGCATCACCTGTGGAACCCGTTGCATCATAGGTTGTATTCTCTGTGGCATTCCACCGGGTGCTGGTCTCGGTTGTAGCCCAGCTGGCGGCAAGGCTCTATTCGCCGCTTGTATTCTGGGAGGTACTGGCGGTCCTTGAGGGACTCCACGTGGTACCTGACCGGGTGGGAATGGCACACCTCCAGCAGGAAAATTTGGGTTGTTTCCTGTCTGTGCATTTGCGGTACCACCACCGCCTAGAGCTTGCATAAGCAACATAATTAAAAGTTGACCTAAACCACCTTGCTCTCCTTGAACGCCCCCATTGTCGTATCCCTGTTTTTCTCCAAACATACCTGAGAATTCTTCTTGATTGTATGCTTGTCCTTCGCCGTACGGCATAACTATTCCCCTCTAGTTTCGTACCACTTGGGACGATTTCCCAAGCGATACATTATTAACAATATTACTAATATTATCCATAGTAAACATTTCACCTAGTGGTGGAAAGAAGTATAACCCTCTAGCCACCTTGTTCTTTAGGGGTAAGCCCTTTATACGACTCACCCCCACAGTGAACAAAAACTGTTAACCCTTTATGGGGTTATGATGTTGTAACTGCACCATCGGCAGCTGACGAACCAAACATCCAATATGCTCCTGCACTAAAGGACATTTCAATGAAATCCCCTTTGTGTGCCGAAGTGCCAAGAATGACATTGGATACACCAGTTGCGGCTGAAGAACCGGGACTGTCATCGCCAGTGTCAACTTCAGTTTCGTTGACCTTGCCAAAGACAATCGCACTTCCAGCGGCAATCGTAATTGCTGCTGTCGGTGTATGTTCTTCTACCCAGAACTTGTAAGTGGTCCCATCTAGACCTGTAGTAGC